CACGACGGAACTCTTATACTTAAGTCAAGACAGCTTGGTATCACTACTCTTACTGCTGCGTATGCTCTGTGGCTAATGACCTTTAAAAAGGATCAATCTATTTTAGCACTGGCTCCTACACAAGAAAAAGCTAGAAACATAGTAGATAAAGTAAGATTTGCTTATGATAATTTACCTAGTTGGATAAAAGTCCCTTCCGTAGAAGATAACAAATTAACTCTTATTTTAAATAATGGCTCAAAGATTAAAGCAGCCTCAGGAGCATCTGAGAGTGCTAGGGGATACACTGCTAACGTACTAATATTAGACGAGGCCGCGTTTATTGAAAATGCTGAAGACTTATGGGGATCTGCACAACAGACTCTTGCTACTGGAGGTAGGGCTATTGTATTATCAACTCCTAATGGAGTAGGCCAGTGGTTCCATCAACAGTGGGTAGGTGCAGAATCTGAAGACAATAATTTTCTTCCCGTAAGATTACCATGGAGTGTACATCCAAGTAGAAATCAAAAATGGAGAGAGGATCAAGACAAGGAACTTGGTAAAAGAATGGCGGCACAGGAGTGTGATTGTAACTTCATATCTTCTGGAGATACATATTTTGAATCTGAGGACCTTGAGTATTATACAGAAAGAAGCAGAGAGCCTATAGAACAAAGAGGACCTCATAAAGATTATTGGATATGGGAATATCCTGATCCTAGTAGAAATTACATGGCTATTGTAGATACTGCTAAAGGGGATGGCTCTGATTCATCAGTAATCCAAGTAATAGATGTTTTTACTGGATCTCAAGTAGCTGAATATAGAGGAGATATGGATACTAAAAGCCTATCAAAATTTGCTGTAGCTATATCAACTGAGTATAATAGTGCTTTATTGATTGTAGAGAACACAGGATTAGGACACGCTACTATATCTGATGTATTAGAGCTAAACTACAACAACATATACTACTCTCCCAAAGGAGATACCTTAAACGTATCACAATACATCACTCAGATGTATGATTATGATACTAGTAAAATGACCCCAGGATTTACAACATCAACTAAGACTAGGCCTGAAGTATTATTATCTTTTAAACAGTACATAAGAGATCATAGTATTTCTGTAAATTCTAGAAGATTGATCTCAGAAATGTCTACTTTTGTATGGAAAAATAGTAAGCCACAAGCTCAAACTGGGTATCATGACGATTGCGTAATGGCATATGCAATAGGAATGTTTCTAAGAGATAGTGCTATTCATTACAAAAATAGAGGAATAGACATGCAAAGGGCTTTACTAAAAAATATATCTAAAGGATCTGGCTTTACTCAAAACAATTTACCAAACCAAGGACAGTTTGCTAATCCTTATAATATGAACGTAAACGGACAGCAGGAAGACATTACCTGGTTAATACGTTAATATTTGATATTTATATATAATAAAATGATAAATTCTTAATAATATGCCTGTTGATAAGTCACTTTTTCCTCGTTTAAAACGTTTATTTTCTACTGACGTTGTCGTAAGGAATGTTGGAGGTAAGCAACTGCGTGTAATGGACGTGGAGAGGATCCAATCTTTTGGCCAACTACAGACTAATTCACTGGTAGATAGGTTTACAAGGCTCCATAAAGCAGGCCAAAGAATGCAGTTTAACCCAACGTTAAACTATCAAACTCTAAGGTTGCAATTATATGCTGATTACGAGGCTATGGACACAGACGGATTGGTAGCCTCTGTATTAGATATTATATGTGAAGAAGCTACTTTGAAGGGAGATACTAATGAAGTTCTTAAAATTAGAAGTTCTAATGAGAATATACAGAAAATTCTATACAATCTGTTTTATCAGGTGTTGAATATAGAATTTAATCTACCTATGTGGATTAGATCCATGTGTAAATATGGGGACTTCTTTTTAAAACTGGATATTGCTGAAAAGTTTGGAGTATATGGAGTACGACCATTGTCAGTTTATGATATGATCCGTGAAGAAGGTCAGGATCCTAATAACCCTTCTTACATCAAGTTTATATACGATCCAGTAGCTGTAGCTGGTGGCACCACTGCTACTAAAAATAAAGAGTCTTTTGAGAACTTTGAGATAGCCCACTTTAGGCTATTAACTGATACAAACTATCTTCCGTTTGGTAGGTCTTATATAGAGCCTGCTAGGAAGTATTTTAAGCAGTATACCCTTATGATGGATGCTATGCTTTTGCATAGGATTATGAGGGCTCCTGAGAAGCGTGTATTCTACATTAACGTAGGTAACATACCTCCTAACGAAGTAAATGCGTTTGTGCAACAAACTATTAATGGAATGAAAAAAACTCCATTTGTAGATAATCAGACAGGAGACTACAACTTGAAGTTCAACGTACAGAACATGATGGAGGATTTCTACATCCCTGTAAGACCTGGAGATAATACCACAAAGATAGATACTACAAAAGGTTTGGAATATGCAGGTATAGAAGACGTTGAGTTTCTTAGAGATCTTATGCTAGGATCTATGAAAGTTCCAAAATCGTTCCTGAACTATTCAGATGAGCTTAATGGTAAATCAACCATCAGTGCGTTGGATGTTAGGTTCAGCCGAACAGTTGAACGTATACAGAGGATTATTATCAGCGAATTAGAAAAGATAGCAATTGTACATCTATATGTTCAAGGGTTTGAAGATGCAGATCTTCTGAATTTTGCCTTAGAACTAAACAACCCTTCTATAATTTACGAACAAGAGAAGATAGCCTTGTTGAAAGAGAAGGTAGATCTTGCTGGTAATATTATGGATAAAAAGCTATTCTCATCCGATTGGATTGGAGATAAGATATTCCAAATGTCAGAGGATCAGATTAACGAACAAAGGGATCTTATTGCTGAAGACGTTAAGAGAACATTTAGATATAACCAGATTGAGAATGAAGGAAATGATCCATCAATATCTGGAGAATCATACGGTACTCCCCATGATCTAGCATCCGTATATTCAGACGGAGGTAAGGAAGATCCTAAGTTGGACGTACCAGATCCATACAATGAGTTTGAAAAGACTCCTGTCGGAAGACCAAAAGAGAAAGCGTCTATTTACAAGACAGATAAGTCAGCTTTTGGTAGAGATCCTATGGGTTCTAAAGGAATGAAACCTAGCACTCCTTTGGATAGAACTAGAGTAGATAAGGTCAAACCATTTGCAATGGAATCTGCTCTAAAAGGTCTGGAAGGTAAGAGGAAAAAGAAAATTGTTCTGTATGAACAAAAAGATCAAGAATCTGGACTTTTAGATGAAAGTAACCTTATTAATCACGATATTTAGTCATATTTATAGAAGATCAATATACAATGAAGCTTAAACATAATAAACTTCGGAATACCGGCCTTTTATTTGAATTGCTTGTTAGGCAAATCACTAGTGATACGCTTAATAACAGGGAATCCAAAGCTGTGGATATTCTGAAAAATAACTTTAACAATAACGCTATTGCTAAAGAATATAAGATATACAAGGCCTTATTAACCAATAAGAACCTATCTGAAGCCAAGGCTAATATTGTCATTGAATCTGCTATAGAAGCGCATAAAAAGCTGAATAAGAGTCTCCTAAGTAGCCAGAAGTATAAGTTAATATCCCAGATTAAAGAGAACTACGACATAGAAGAGTTTTTTAAATCTAAGATTGATAACTATAAGACACTGGCATCTGTGTACATGCTGTTTGAGATGTATCAATCTGACAATATTGACCCTCAAAATGAGGTTAAATTTAAGTTTTCCATTATGGAAGACATCTGTGCTGGCATAAGAGAGGCTAAAAAAGATCCTGTATTGGAAGAGTATGAGTCTTTTGATAAAGGAACTAAGGCTTTGGTGTACAAATTGATGGTACAGAAGTTTAACGAGAAGTATAGCGAATTTAATAAAAACCAAAAAAGATTGTTAAAAGAGTATATAAACAGCATAACAACTCCTGAGACCTTTAAGGAGTATGTAAACGAAGAGTTAGAAAAACTTAAAACAAAACTGACTACTTTGTCTAAAAAAGTAAATGACGAAGTAAGGAAGATAAAAATACAAGAAGTTATAAATATAATTAAGCCGGTATCTCAGCATAAACAAGTTTGTGATTTGGATTTAGAAAACCTCCTCCACTACTACGAACTGGAAAAAGAATTAGAAAATGTCTAAGAAAAGTGTAAAAGAGATGTCCTCTACAGGAGGAGGAGCTCCTGCAGCTGATCAAGGGCATGCTAATCCAGGAGAAGGTGAGGGGATGGCTATGAAGTACGGATTTGGAGGTGCTGGTGGAAAAAAAGCTAAAAGAAAAAAAGGAATAATAAAGAAAAAATTTGCTGAGTCTAAAGACATTGACTTGGCTTTAGAGTATAAAAGACTATTTAAAAAGGAACTATAATGACAACACAGCAATTATACCACAAAGTATTGAATGAGCAAATGACTGAATCAGAATTTCTTTGGCACGTTAGGAGAAATCCTATGTACAACGAGATGTTGACTAATACTATGTCATATAAAGATACTGTATCTAAGTTAAAAGGAAAAGGCCATATATCTGAGCCAAATACTCAATCAGAAATAAAGACTGGGTATAACTTCTTTAGCACATTCAAAGCACTGCAAGAGTCTCTTACTGAAGGTAAGAAGCAAAAACTTAAAGGCGGAAAAGGCGACAAGCTTACCGCTGATCAAGTTAATTATTACGAGTTTACCAAAGGATGGAAGCACGAGCTTGAACACACTGATGATATTGATAAAGCAAAAGAAATTGCTATAGATCATCTTGCTGAAGATCCAAACTACTATACTCGCCTTGAAATGATTGAATTTAAAGCAAAGAAAAAAAATCGTACTGATCTTCCTATTGAACTTAAAAAAAGTAATTATAAAGATCCTGGAAATCAAATGAAAAACGCTCCTAAAAAGAAAGCTCCTAAAAAGGATAAGTAATATGAGTTTACAGACTGACATATATGCTTTTTTTAACGAGGAGGATAGGAGAGGTAAAAGTGACTCCCCTAGAAGGGAAGCCCCTACAGCAAGATCATTCGCAACACTACCGGATGAGATGCGAAGAAAATCTGGGTTTTTAGAAGGGTATGTACATCAGATAGCGTTTAAAAATATAGTTAGTGGTCAAAATAGATCTTATTATGTAATTTATAGGAAGATAACTAAAGAGGAGTATGATAAAATAAAAAAGAACGTATCAATAGACTCTGTAATAATTCCTACTTCTGAAAAAGCTAATAAAAATGATGTATACTATACTCCAATTACAAGTTACAAT